GTCTGCCTCTTGTCCTATCACCTTTGAGTAGTATTGATTTGCAATCAACTCAGTTGTTTTAATTACAGTCTGACCTGTAATCGTAGTTGCTTCTGCATTATCAATATCATAGAATCTGAATGATGGTAATCCTAAAACTCCATACAAAGAGTTTAACATAATCTTTTGTACCAACTGTCTTTTACCGTAAAACTTGTATTGTTCGTCATCACCTTCCTTACCATACTTTTTCATCAAATCTTTGTACTCAACTCTTTTGTTAAACCAAACATTTAATATTTCAGGAATGATACCAACTTTATCTGTTCTGTAAAGGACACCGTTTGCTGCTACTGAGTATTTATTCTTCTCTATAAATGCGTTGAACTTGTCTTTTGGTAAAGTAGGAAACTCGTTTCCATCAACGTCCATAATAGTATAAGTTTCCAATCTACCCTTCATATGGTCCTCAGCAGAATAATCTTTCAACTTACCAATCTTTGTCTCAGGTGAAATATTAATACTCATAATGATTGATGGATATAGTGAAGTTAAATCTAAATCATAAACCCATTTATACAATCCCGGCTTTGGTTCTTTTACATACGCTCCTGTAAACTTACCCTCACCATCTGAACCATCTTCATTCTTTGGAACTCGTCTTGCTTTATTTGGTGCGACTCTACCACTTCTTCTAAGGAATGTCAACATTGCACCCTCTAACCATTTTGATGAAAATAAGTAATCTTCATAAAATACATGACCTGTATGACATATTGCTCTTGCTAAGTCAATAAACTGAAGTTTCTTATCCATATCAACAACCAACTCAACATCGACTAAGTTATACTCAATAAACTTCTCTATATCATCTCTGAATAGTTGGTCAAGGTTTCCTTCATACTCAATCTTCCCTCTACCCAATTCAGTTGTTGCTACCGTGTCTAATCTGTAGTTTGGAAGTTCAGTGTATGTGTAACATTTGTACAACGCAAGATAATCTAATGCTGATACACCTGCGATAATGTATCTCTTACGATATTTGTTCCAATGAACTTTACCGATTGGTGATAGTTTGTTTGCTAATCTTTCACCAAATCTATTCTTTAATCTGTTGTACAAATACGTTACATCAAAATAATCAATATTCCATCCTGTTACAATAGATGGATTTATTTCTTGCCACTTGTTTAAGAATGCTGTAAGTAGTTCATCTTCTGAATCAAATGATTCTACCTGTGCACCTTTGATTGTTTTATTAATCTTTTCACCTTTATTAACAACGTAAACAAAGTAATCATTTGTAACACTATCATGTCCTGCAATCGCAGTGATTTCATTACCTGCTTTATCAATATCAGGAAGACCACTTAACATTTCTACCTCTATATCAAAAGTAAGAACTGTATGTCCAACTGATGATTCGTCTGAGTCACCGTAGTTGTCAATTAAGAATCGTGTAACTTCGTTTACATCTGATTCGTATAATTGTAAATCATCTTCTGCTTTCCACCAAGTAAGTTTCTTTAAACGTTCACCGTGAATTGATTGATGTGCTCCATTACCATCTCTTACATATGCGTATCTACGATACTTTGATGTATAGTAACCTTTCTCATCATCCCAACAATGTATGATATTCTTTTCTTTTTCGTAGTATACGTTTTGATACATATATTATTGATAATCGTTAAATTCACCAAAAAGTAGGTGAGTCCAAGTTTCCCCTTTTACTATTTTTCTAATATTCGCAGGAGATACTCCGTTGTTTCTTGCTAATACTCTTATATTACGATGACCCACAGACCATAATTTTCTAATAGACTTTACCTGTGTCTCTGTTAGTTTATGTTGTGGATGTGATTCACCTCGTAACCTCATTTTAAATCTTTTCACTAATATACAAAATTTTTATTAATTTTCCAAATACATTTCACCATTTTTTACACCCGATGGTTCTACGTCCCATAGGTTTATTGCGATGGCTCTTCGTGTCCCACGAGTAACTTTAGTAACTCTATGTGGATGGTGACCTGCAGGAAAGATAACTAATCTATTGTATTTGGGTTCTAATCTTTCAGGTTCACCGTCTGTTCCGTCAGGATATATTTCAAGATATCCACCATCGATATCATTTTCCCACGGATAAAAAACTGTTCCTATTATGGGTCTGACTACTCTTTTTTCAGTATCCCATATGTATTCATCTTTATCAAAATGAAAAGGTAACTCGTCTCTGTCTTCATCTTGTGAATAAACACCTGTCCAATATTCAAATCCTGAAATACTAACTGAAGGATATGGGGAGTTATCACCCCAAATATACTCTATTAGTTCTTTCTTGAGTGAATTAGTTGGTGTATTCCACCAACCATCCCACCAATAATAACCTTTGTCGTCCCAAAAAGTTTGGTCATTTTTTAACTTATCTAAAAGTTCTTGGTCTTTAATAAAATCGTCTATTACTATCATAACAATGTTTCTACTTTCTTTAATGCTGCTGCGATTACTTGGTGCATATCATAGTACTTATATTCTGCTAATCTACCACCAAATATTACTTTATCCTGTTGTTGTGAAAGTTTTTTGTACTTGTTATACTTTTCGTTATTTATTTTATCATTTACAGGATAAAAGGGTTCTACCCCTCTACTATATTCTTGTGGGTATTCCCAACTTACATATGTTTTATTCTGTCCTTGGTCATCAAAGTATTTATGTTCAATTACTCGAGTATATGGTGTATCTTCATCTGTAAAGTTCATAATAGCACAACCTTGATAATTATCTTTAGATTGGAATTGTTTATTCATCCAATGTACTGACTTGTATTCTAAGTCACCATATTTGTAATCATAATACTTGTCAATCGGACCTGTATAAATTACTTTTTCTGCTAAACCGTCCCAAAAGTCTTTTTTATCAAAATAATCTGTTTCTGTAAATACTTCTACATCTTCTAATAATCTATCAAAAATCTGAGTGTACCCACCGATTGGTATTCCCTGATATTTGTCATTGAAGTAATTATTGTTATATGTAAATCTAACGGGTAATCTTTTGATTATAGACTTTGGTAATAACATACAAGGTTTCATCCACTGTTTTTGAGTGTAACCTTTTATCAATTTTTCATAAATATCAGTTCCGACAAGTGCTTTCGCCTGTTCTTCTAAATTAGTTGGAGTATCCTTAAATCTTTGTGATTCAATCTTGTCCCTTGCTCCTTCAGGTGTCTTTACACCCCACATTTTGTTGAATGTATACATATTGAAAGGTAATGGATATATTTCACCTTTATAGTTTGCAACTATATTCAGTTGGAATTGATTAAAGTCTACAAATTGATTTATCCAATGCCACACCTTTTCACTATTTGTATGAAATATATGGGGTCCATATTTGTGTACATGGACACCATCAATTTCTTCAGTGTAACAATTACCACCAATGTGATTTCTTTTTTCGATTACACATACTTTTTTACCTGCGTCTTTCAACTCGTATGCACAAGTCGCTCCATAAAACCCCGAACCAATAATTAAGTAATCGTATTTATACAACTCTATTTTTTTTAATGACCGTTTATATTGACAAATATTCATTCATTGGTTTTACACCAATAATTCTCTTTACTTCAATTTGATTTTCTAACAAAACTACAGTTGGGACACTCCTTATACCATATCTTTGTGCTAAGTCTGATTGTTCATCCACGTTTATTTTTTTTACGGGAATCGTATTACCTACCTGTTCCATTACAGGACTTAATGTTTTACATGGTTGACACCACGCTGCTGAAAAATATAAATATTCTCTCATCTTCTTACCTTTGTTTAACCATCACAGGATACACAATCAGGGTCCAATGCTCGTGCTGCGATATCACCACGAAGGACGGACTCTGTTCTCATATAATATAAAGTTTTAATTCCTTGTTTCCACGCCTCTAAAGTAACTTGATTAATCCATTTAGGAGTTGCTTCAGATGGGAACGCCAGATTCAACGAAACTGATTGGTCAATATATTGTTGTCTAACACCTGCTTGTCTAATTAATTCTAACTGATTAATTTCCTTGAAGGTCTTAAATACATCTTTTACCCAAAAAACTTGTTCTTTATCAAATGCCTCTTGAGGAATGTCTTCTCTTTTTAAGAGTTTTCCATCTACAAATCCCCAATCATCTAATTCTTTGATATCTTGAACCGAACCACCGTCTTCTAAGATTTTGTCCCAAGTTGATTTCTTATTGATACCAATTTTTCTAAGAACTTTTTCCAATTCAAGATTTTTACGGATAAACGTACCTTTTGCAGTTTGTTCCGTAAATACATTTGATGGCCATGGTTCAATACCTGCTGACACATTACCACTTAATTTAGAATTAGATACTGTTGGTGCGATTGCTCTCAAGTGAGTGTTTCTAAATCCACTATCTTTACACCATAATGGTTCACCTAATTCAGTTGCCATATCTCTACTTGCTCTTTCTGATTCAATCTTGATTTGAGAAAAGATTTTACGAGTTTCGAATTGAGATGGTAATCCTTCAAATGAAATACCTTTTCTTTGTAAGTAAGTATGCCATCCTAATACACCTAATCCTAATGCTCTACCTTTTTCTGCTGAACGTACTGAATTCTCAAATCCTCTCATGTTTTTTGCTTTTTGAATAAACTCTGAAAGAACTCCATCTAAGAACCAAGTTGCTGTATAAATTAAATCAGTATCTTTCCACTCATCATACTTTGCTAAGTTAAGTGAAGATAGACAACAAACAAATGAGTGATTTTCATCTGTATGTAATACGATTTCAGAACAGATATTAGTCATGAAAACTTTCAACCCATTGTCTTTATACATTGGTGGATTTGCGTTGTTTACATTACCTTTAAACATGATATATGGTTCACCTGTTGCTTTTCTCTTCTGAAGTAACTTACCCCATCTTCTTCTTGCTTCAGATTCACCATCTTCTAATTTTCTCATAAACTTGTTACCAACTACAACACACTGATGTAAGTTCATACATTGTCTATTCACATCACCTTTTGGTTCTCTGATTTCAATCCACTCATCAAAATCATCGTGTTCAATGTTCAAGTTTACTGATGCTGCTCCTCTTCTAACCGCACCTTGATTTGTTGCAAGGATTGTAGAATCATAAATCTTACAAAATGGTACAACACCATCGGATGTTCCGTTTTGTGTGATATTAGAACCTGCTGGTCTAATCATGTTTACTCCGATACCTACTCCACCACCGTGTTTAGCAAGTAACATCATTTCTAAGTTTTTGTTACCGATTTCTTGGATTGAATCTCCTACATCGATACCAAAACAACTGATTGGTAAACCTCTATCCGTTCCCGTATTAGATAATACAGGTGACGCAAGATTTAACCAACCTTTCCATATATAATCAAAAAACTTTGAAGCAAGTTGTGGTTTGTTCAGTCTTCTTGCGACTGCTGTAGATACTCTCCAATATGCGTCTTTTGGTTTTTCGTCAGGAAGTAAGTAACCCTTTGATATCGTCTTTACATAGATTTCCGTGTTTGCCCAAACAGGAAAATCAACACCAACTTCCCAACCTAAATTTTCTGCGTGATTTTTCATAACTAATTATTTCTTAAAATATGTCGTCCCAATCTTCACCTTCATTTGCCTTACTGTAGTCAGTAGGTCTGATAGCGAAGAAGTCCGTGTGTGTTTGTCCACCTGTTAAGTGGTAGAACCAATCTAATTCCGATGCTGATTCTTCATCATAGGAAGTTATGGATTCTGAATAACCTAACTCTTTGTATTTCTCATTGATTCGTCTTTTGATAAAATTCTTTAGGTCTTCTTTTTTCAGATTTTCTAAATCACCTTTTTCAAACATTTTATCAATAAATTTTAGTTCCAACTCCAACATAGTTTCCGCTGCCTCTCTAATTACAGGTTTTGCGTCTTCTATTAGTTCAGGATATTCCTGACACATATGTCTGAATAGTTGGATACCCATTTTAGAATGTAAAGATTCATCTCTTACACTCCATTTCATTTGTTGTCCAATACCTTTAAGTCTATTCCTCATTTGGAATGAATAAAGTACTGCGAAAGAAGAATAAAGTGCTACTCCTTCTGCGAATGCACTAAAGATAGCGAGTGACCTTGCTACTTCTTGTCTTGCTTTAGGATTATTCTTTAAGTCTTCGTATGTATAATTTGATGATACTTCTGCTAATGCTTCAAATCTATCGGCAGTTGCAGGTTCATGTAAAAATGCTTCAAAATCTTCTAAACCTAATGATTCGTTAAGATATGAATATGCGGTTGCGTGAATGGTCTCTTGTGAACCAAACATCATTGCCATTTGTTTTATCTCATGTTTTGGAAACCAATTTGTTACCATGGTTGTCCAATAATCCGATACTGCACATTCGGTTTGAGCAAATCCAAGCAGAATATTACCAACTAAGTGTTTCTCTTCGACTGACAAATTTTCATTCCAATCTTTGATGTCACCTTGCATTGGGATTTCAGTATGTAACCAAAATGCTTGTGCTTGTTTTAACCAACCTTCTGTATAGTATTCGGGATATTCAAATGGTTTGAACGGTATACGATTGTCAAATAATCCCATAATTATTAAAACTTAATTTTTTAGTTATACAAATGTTTTAGTCGGTGATAATATATATGATTAAAAATCAATATCACCCGACATTTCCTTATATTTTTGCGCTAATTCTTTTCTTACTAAACTCTCCCCCTGTTTCATCTGACTTGTAGTCTTTCTACCATCAATGGAATCATCGTTGTAAATATTAATCTGTCCCGTGGAAAAATTAGCTTTAGATGGAAATGTCATACCATCGGGACCAAATCTGTTTTTGATAACATGCCACCTACCTGTACCTGCGAGTTTATCTTCTATTTTACGAGAAAGTGATACAACAAAGTCTGCTGTCATCATCTTTGAAAATGAACCTGCTATCTTAGTACCTGTAATTATGTCATCTTCTGCACCACTTCTATTAATTTGTGATGCTGTATAAACAGGGACTTCATACTCACCTGCCATACCACGAAGGTCTTCGATAATTTCTTCTAACTCTTCGTGTCTTTTTTCTTTTTGAGGACCTCTCAATAAATCTGCATAGTCAACAATCACTACATCAGGTTTTTTGTTCTGTAGTATCATCTTGTCCATATGTGCTTTTAGAGATGTTACACTGGCGGTCTTAGTTGGATAGTGTTTTACGACTAAATCACCTGAGACAGTTTTTACTGCTTTGGTCACATCTTCCATATTGTATTTTAGATTTGCAACTGCAACTCCACTCAATACCGCATCATATCTCTGACCAACATAACCTTCGTTTAATTCAAGGGTATAATGTGCGACAGTTTTACCCTTTTTCATTGCATTTACTCCAATGTTTATTAACGACCATGATTTACCAATACCTGGCGGTGCTGCGAATAAAATTAATTCACCCTTCCCAAAACCACCTTGTGTAATCTCATCAATAACTTGCCATCCTGTTGAAACAACGTTTCTAACAGTATCTTCGTATCTTTCAGTTATCATAGATTTGTATTCATGACCAATATCAGAATCTTGACCTGCTTTCATCGCAGTATCAATGTTCTTTTTTATCATGTCATACTTACCACTTTCTAATAAAGGTACTGAATCTAAGATTGCGTTCTTGATAGATTGATTTTTACAAAAGTCAAGAACTTGTTCTTTTACGAATTCTAAATCTTCACTCTCTAAGTGGTTCCATGCAAACTTTAGGGTATCAATTACTGAAGTTTGTAATACATCTCGTTCAATAGAATTGATTTTGACTTTGAGAACATCCAAAGTTGGCATTTTCTCAAATTCACTCATGTACTTTAGAATGGTTCTAACTAACCATTCCGCTGCTTCAGAATCAAAATACTCGGGTTTGATGATATCATATATTTGTCTTGTAAAAGACCTGTCTGATAGTATCGCCGATATTACTTTATTCTGAAATGATGTACTAAACCTTGACCCTAATTTTTCCATAGACTATAATATACGAAATTATTTCTTAATATCAAAATTATTTTTTAGATTTGTTTCCAAAGAAGTAAAAGAGTTTCGTAACCAAGAGTCTACATTTGCAAATGCTGTATATAATTTATCATACATAAACATTTTTTTAAACTCTATCATATCCAACCTGTTTCCTTCGGAATCCATGATTTCTCTTACGTTTGATTTTATAGAAGAAGATATTTCAGGGTCATGTAATTGCATTAACTTATGATTTAGTTTTATAGTGTCAACGTTTTCACTTAATTTTTGTGACAACTTGTCATCACACTCTTTTAAACATTTGTCAATGAATGTGTCTAAAGAAAGTTCATTTTCACCTAAAAAGGTCATTTTTTTCTCTATTGTTTTTATACCAATACCATTTACACCACCTATGTTGTCAGATTTATCACCCATCAAACATCTGTAGTATATTAGATTTTGAGGAGTAACACCATACTCTTCCTTTACCATATCAGGAGTATAAAGTTTTTTCTTAGTCAATGCGTAAACAGAAACTCTGTCATTTACTAATTGTAAAAAATCTTTGTCTGATGAACAAATTGTAACTTCATTCTCAAAATAATGATTAGCAAGATATGCGATTATATCATCTGCTTCAACATAATCTATATATGTTAGTGATAAAGGTAGGATTTGTAAATATTCAATCAGTCTACTGAATTGTTTTCTCATAGAAACTTCTTGGTCCTCTAAGTCTTCGTATCCTGCTAATCTATTTAGTTTGGTTAAACCCTTTCTACCTTCTTTATATCCCTTGTGTATTTGTTTTCTTCTATTAGAACCACCCTTACCGTCAAATACCACGACAACACGAGTGGGTTTTAATGTACGGATTATTGAGGCAGTGGACAGGAGAAAACCTGTCACACCACCACAATGTTCACCGTCATCATTGAGTGCAGGAACTGCTCCAAAACATCTAATGAACTGATTGAGTCCATCGAGTATCAAAACTCTGTCGTTTAAAGATTCATCTTTTACTTCGTTATGTTCTATACTTACTTGTTTAAGGAGTTCCTTATATCTATTATTCATCAAAACTTGTTACTTCAACGTTATCAATATTTGCTTCTGCACTCGATTCTTTGTAAGCCATAATATATGAATTACAAATTTCATTGTAGATACTATCTTTCAACTCAGGTCTACTGTCTAATAAGTCATCCCAAGTTTTTGCTTGGAACTTTAGTTCCTCACCTGTTTCTTTATCTACATAGGTATACCACGCTCCACTCTGAGATACTAACTTATATGTTTTCATCATTTGTAACCATGAACCATAATTGTCAATACCACTATCAAAGTAGATATCAAAATCAACTGAACGTAATGGTGGACCCATTCTGTTCTTTATCACTTGTGCTCTTGTTTTGATACCAACTACTTGGTCTACTCCACCTATTTTAGATTTAAGTTGTCCCATTGATTTTAACCTAATTCTACAAGAAGAGTGGAATGCGATTGCTTTACCACCACTTGTAGTCCAAGGGTCACCGAATGAAACTCCTAATCTTGTTCTTAGTTGGTTTGTAAAAATTAAAGAAATTCTCTCTCTACCAATCAAGTTAGTTACCTTTCTCATTGCTTTCGATATAATGATTGCTTTTTGAGTTGCGTAACCTGCTTGGTCGTAGTCTGCTGAGATTTCTACTTTAGTTGATGCCCCTGCGACTGAATCTACAACTATCGTAACTAATTTCTTTTTGTCTGAGGACCTCACTGACTCTATAATAGAATCAATGGCTTCGAAAATATCTTCAACTGTTTCAAGAGGGACGTATAACATCGTTTTAATATCAACACCAATCGCTTCTAAAAACTCCATATTACATGCGTTCTCAGTATCTATATAAACACCAAGACCACCTTGTTTTTGAGTGTCTGCTATTGCATGTGCTGCTAATAAAGATTTACCACTTCCTTCTAATCCTGTGATTTCAGTAATCCTACCAACGGGTAATCCACCATTTGGTCTGTTTGAAATCGCAAGGTCCAACATTGGAGAACCTGAGGACACCCACCCGTCAAGGTCGGTGGGTGTTTGTTCGTCACCATCTAAAAAGTATGCAACTTTGTGATTGGATTTGAACTTTTTGTTCAGGTTATCAGCCAAGATTGAAGATAGTTCATCACGAACATTCTTTTTCTTTGCCATATTTAGTCGTTAAATAAGTCGTCAAATGCCTCTTTTACATTACTCGCAGGAGAGGTTGCTTCAGTTTTCTCAGTAACTTCTACTTTAGGTTCTTGTTTCTTATCAGTAACTTCACCTGTATCTAACCATTCTTTCAACATTCCTTCCATTTCTTCATAAGAAACTTTTTTGAATAATGAAGGAAGTTCAATTTGGTCTTTAGCAGTTTCTAATACATTCTTATCTTCTGAGATAGGAGTTGTATTAGGTTTTACTCTGATGTAAGTTTCAGGATAAGTTTTTCCTAACTCTGCTGCTGTTTTAAATTCAACAGTGATATCTCTACCATTTACAGGGTCAGTTAAATCACCATAATCAGGGTCAGCGAAGAATCCAAGAAGTTCTTGGTATACATTCTTACCGAATCCCCAAAACTTAACACCTTCTGATTCCTCACCTCTTACTAAGACAGGAACGTAAGTTCTCATCTTTGGAGTAAGTTTTCTTGAAAGTTGATAGTCGTCTCTGTTACCTGTTGACCTTAGTTTTTCTGCAAACTCTAATAGAGGGTCTGCTTCACCATGTGAACTTGGAGAGATAATGTTCTTACCACCAAATCCAAAATGGAAATAAAGTTCAATGAACGGGTTAGAGGGATTGTGAACGTAAGGGAGAATCCTTACTTGTTGTTTACCTGGCTGTGGTTTCCACAGATTATCGGTTTTTGTAACTTTTGTTTGAAGCGAGTTCAAACGGTTTCTAATTGCATCTAAATCAATTGCCATAATTTACCTTTTTATTTATTATTAATTGTTAAACTGTCACTAATATACAACATTTGGTTGACAAATCCAAATGCTTTTTCATTTTTTTTTAAATCTTTCAATTCTACTTATATAAATATCAAAATATAATTGAAAAACATAGTTTTCTATAGGTATTTTAACCTTGGTTTCACGGTCCACCAACTACTGTCTACAAACCTTGTAATATTCTCTTTATCATAAAACTCATCAACTGCTTTTGTAACCCCACTATGTTTTCCATGTAACAACTGATAGTCATTACCTGCCATAACTCCTGAATGTTTTAGTTTACGATTATACAATGTTATATCTCTTATTACTTGATTGTAGTCATGACCACCATCGATGTAAACAAAGTCAAAGTCATTATCCATAAACTGTTGATATATTTCATGACTTAGTCCTCTATAAACAGATACCTTGTCATGCCACGGTGAAAGATTTCTACCACACTTTTCAAGTACACTTTCCCAAGTTTCACTAAATATTTCGTTTGCTTCTTCTCTACCCGCCCATGGGTCAATAATATGTAATTCATCAAAAATACCTGATGCCATCATCATCTGTGCTGCTTCACCCATATATGAACCGATTTCTAATGCTTTTCTATATCTTGGTAATTCATGTTGTTTTTCATGATTTCGTGGACCACTACCTTTTTGAAAAAAGTCTTGTGTATTGAAATGTTCATGTGTTTTTTGTAATAGGTGAGTCATACCAAACCAATGGTTGTTGTATTTGATACCTCTCCAATCCATAGGTGGATTATATCTTAAACTCCATTTGTTTGGATTTATCTTTTTTGGGTCAACGTAGTCTCTACCCATTTGACCAACTGCTCTTCGGTTAAAACCGTTCATAACTTTTAGTTTACATTAACTATTCTGAATAAACTTGTCTTTAGTACTTTATATCCGTCTGCGTCTGTTAAAATCATGGAGTTTCTGTAATCTTCCCAATTTACCATATAACTTTTATCGACAATACCACCATTCAAGTCTGCAATCAACCTGTTTAGTGCGTTTATCGTATACAACGTGTTTGATTCCTTTTTACGATGTGTTAGTATCGTATTAGGTAAAAACTTGTTGTTTGGGTTTGGTATAATATTGTAACTCACAACTAATTCTTTAGATGGACTTAATTTTAATATAAATATTTTTCTACTGTATAATTCAAATGAATTGTTAACTGATTCAAGAATGTTCTCAAACTCAAATTCATTAGTAAACGTACATAATAATTGCGTTCTCACTCATTCTCTCCAATTAAAAGTTGATTACGACATCCGCTGACCCATTAATCTCTATTCCTAAATAATCACAGAATTTTTCGATACCTGATTTTGCAAACTCTCTCAACTTCTTTAAAACTTTCTTAATAACTCTTTCATAAAAGTTTTTAATAGAATCTGTTATCTTCTTCAACAGTTTTTTTGCTATTCTACTAATACTTTTTAGAAAACCTTTGACATTGATTTCATTTAGGAGTAAATCCATTTGTTCTACTGATTCAGTTATCAAGGTATCTATTTTACTTGTTTCTTCTTTTATGATTGTATTCAAATCATTTTCAAATCCTGATTTGTAAGGATTGTATCCTTCTTGCATTAATCTAAATGCCGTAAATTTAGAACGACCTGAAGATTTGAATGCTACGATAGGAGTAACATTTGATGCGTACCCCTTTGCCCATGATGGTGTTATTTCTTTTACTTGTACTTTACCATCTTCACCGAATACTAATATTTTATTTGCGACTGCGTCATTTGATGCTGCTGTATCCGCGACACCTGTAAATTTATATGTTCCTGCGGATGCTTCATATACACACCATTTTTTGAAACTATCATTTTGGAATGCTTGTTTGAAGTTTGCGTCAATTCTTTTATGGTCAATCGCCATCTCGACTACATTCTTCATCTCACCTTGTAATACTTCATTACCCAATGATTTCCAATATCCACTAAACCATTTTAGTACTGCTTTGTCATCCAATGGTTTTACATCTTCAACGAACCATGTATTCCATTTACCTCTTGCTCCAATAATACCTGCACCAATCGCTTCTGCTTTTGCGTGTTTTTCTATATCAGATGGTTTTGCTTTTGATTTTATTTGTGAAACTCTCCACTTTACAAATGCCTCACCTGCTTGTTTTCTGATATCACCAACTTGATTATCTGAGTTGTATGTTTTAAAATCTTTTTCTATATTATCAATTACATACTTTATATGTGACTGACCATCTTTTGAATCATATTTGTCATAGAAAGACAACCCACCTTTAAATACACCTTTGGCGTCACCACCTTTACCACTTACTAATTGTGAACCACCAACTTTCTTTACACTGATTCTGTTGTTTGACCCACCAAATATATCTGTTTTTGGAGTTCCATCAGATGAAGGCCATTCTTTAGATGGAGAAAATCTATCACCACCTGTTTGTCTTAGATATGGTCCAACATCAGGTAAGTTTTTTGCGACTTTACCACAAACTTCTGTTAGATAATTTTCGTATTTACTATATTTTTTGAAATCAACTTCTGCTTTTTCTTTTGCAGTTTTTGTGTTCATTCCTTTTAGTTTATTGTACTCTACCGAAATACCCATTTCATAATATGCTGCGTCAGTTGGTTTAGTTCCACCACCTTGACCTGTAAATGTAGATTTTGATATCTGATTTAAAGAATACTTTCTACCACTTTTACCAACAAGTATCGGTTCTGAGTTTGATTTGAAAAATTCTCTCGCCTCTTCTTTAGTCCCACCACTTAGTATTTGTAACAATGATTTATCACCAAATCCTGTTAAATCTAAATTCTGTTTTACTAAGACATCTTTTTCACCTTCATAGTCACCATCTAAATCAAATTCTTTTCCACCTTGTATATGTGCTAAAAATGGTGGTTGATATTTACCACCTGATTTTGTTAGTTCAGTGTATGTAAATCCTGCTTCGTTGATAAACCCCTCGTTTGTTGATTTTGCTAATTCATCATCTGTTTCTTTTGATTGTTTGAGTTTATCTCTCTCTGCTTGAGTCATCATATCGTACTTTTCTTCACTATCAAGTTCTTTCTCATCACCTGTTTCAGGTTTTTCTTCACCTGATGTAGTTTCAATCTCTTTTAAGAACTCTGTTGCAAAGTCTTCATCAACATACTCTGATAGTTTGTTGTATAATGACGTAAGAAACTCTTCGGTATAGATACCATCGTTCATTTTTGTATCTATATCTGACCAAATTTCTTTTAATATTTTATCTATGAATTTAGAATGGGTGTTTCTCATAACAATAAATATCTAAATATTTGTAGTAACCATGTTTCCGTAATTATTTCCTGATTCAATCTCAGTTGGAAACCCGTCTTTCTCCATTATTCGTTTAACTTCTTTGATATATTCAATATCATCCTCATGACCATCGAATAAAATAGAATCGTATGTGTATAATATAGGTATTGTTTTCTGACCCATATCGACTCTACTCAGTTTATCTAATATAAGTATGTTTCTTTCTGTCTCAACCGATTGTAGGATGTAATTAAATAGTTTATTTTTGTTTAGTGAGTCGTTTATTTTGATTTTACGACTCATAATTGGTGTATTTGTGGATTGATTCCTTAAAAAGTCCATCCATAGTGAGTTTATATACTCAGATGTCTTTTGAAAGAATGGAATGTGATAATACTCATCTTCAACCCCACCATACAACTGTCTAAATGTAATTGCTTTTGCGTCTTTGATATCTGCACCGTATTGGTCTGCTAACCATTTGTGTGCTTTCACATCTAATGGTATGTCAACACCAATCAACTTTCCAATCAATCTAATATGATAACCATCAAAATCAAGTTGGTATAGTTTACCCCCATCAAATCGTGATACAAATCGGTCCCTAACACCACCTTCTTTTTTCAATGCTGCGTAATTAATCCCACCAAATGTATTTGAAGGTCTTGATGTTGTTGTAAGTGAATTATATTGAGTATATTCTAAACCTGACTCAGTTGACAATCCATTCTTTTCTATCCATTGTAATCCTTTTGGATAAAGTTGTGAGAATTTAGAAATTTTTACATCACCGTAAAATTTCTTCCACTCTTTGAACTGTTCATAATGTTTCCATATAGGAATCAAGTCATTTGCTCTCGGTGCGTTCCTTCGTCTGAATACAGTATATATACGTTTCTCTTCTACTTCGAAATCTTTGTCTTGCCAAAACAGTGACATTTCAACATCGTACATATTTGGTAAGAAATCATAATGATGTAAGAATTCTTTTAGACCAACAACCCATACTTCCTTAAATTGACTAAAATCAACTTTTTCCTTTACATTGTCTGAGTCTATATTATTGTAGTTTATGAAGAGGTCTAAGACACCATCTGATAAAATGATAGAAGATATCCTTGACAGGGTAGAATGTTTCTCTAAACTCGTTAAAATAGGGTATACGAGTATCTTTTCCCTGTTAAGTTGGGATATATGTTTCCTTAACTGTTTTGGACTATCTACAATCTTCATGCGTAACTAATATACGAAACTTTTATGAATTATCCAAATTTATTATGTTAAATGATAAGAGTACTTCCATCCACAATCATCATCGTAGATTTCACTCTCAATCACTTTTGCACTATTACCTATAATTTCTTGGATTTTATTCACGTCTTTTTGAAACCAATATCCAAATCGTAAGTAGAGTGGATTTCCACCACCCCACACTTGTCCGATTTCAAAATCTCCGAGTTCGTCTTTAATTTTTTCTAATTTTTCAATTCCTATTTTATTCATATCCTATAAATTCTAAATCAACTTTTTCAACTAACCCTTTTTCAACATAGTAAGGATACTCTTCATGTAACCAATAGTTTTGAACATTGTGAACTTCATCGTGAACATCTGCGTAAAGTTCATCGATACTATAACCATCACCGTACTTGATACCACCACAAAGAACCATCAGGTCATTTAGTTTATCAAAATCGTTTTGGTATTTAACAATTGACTCAACAATGTTATGTTTCATCGCATCTGAAACTAAGTCATTATGGTCATACATTTCTTTTGACCAAGGTTTTGTAATTTTTATTCCGTATTTAATCATAATTTTTATTTTATCTGTACATTATTACTACTGACCCGAACTTGTCATCAAATACTTTGATTAAGTTCTCGTAATCACCACTTGTCATTTCTTTCATCAATGGTTTAAATGGGATACCCACTTGTCTACAAAGGTTTTTAGCTACACCCAAGATGTAATAAGCATTACCTTGAGGACCTGTCAGGTCTATTTCAATTTTTCCGTTACTTTTTGGTTTTGATTTTATCATATCTCTTAATCTTACACTACTAAAGTACGACAATTTGCCGAGATATCCAAATTTCTAATGTTAAATAATTGTTAAATTTTTGACAATTGTTGAAGGTCTACTAAGTAATTCTCGATAAATGGCATTTGTTCTCTTTTTAAGAGTATGGTTCTTCTGTTTGTATCTATAATACCACTTATCCCGTTTGTATCATTTAATGGTCCTGATATTTTCCATTTTAGTTCACAACTGTAGTAATTATCGTCTTTAAAACTAAAACCTTCTTTACTTACTTCAAATATAGTTCTACTTCCCTTTTTTTGAAGAAAGTATCTAATCACAAATCCTGTATCATAGTCTTCTTGTGTAGGACTTGGAAAGTATGGGTCAGGTGTGGTTATAGTAGACTCATAATCATCTATTTTTTTGATTTTGTTATATTGAAAAGTTCTTCTTTGATTTTCTTCACCTAAGTTTGCGTAAGGTACTAATTTTACAGACTTATCTTTTACATACTCGGGTTCTGTATATACTTCACCTGTATTCGTGTAAAGATGATATTGACCAACCCATTCTGCACCATCTTCAGACATCCATTCCCCACCTGATGTGTAGAGACCTTGTCTTTGTGCTCCTCTTGGATAATATATTCGTTGTCTTCCCATTATTTACCTACCATCATTAAACCTGTTACAGTCGTTGTCCAATCACCTGCACTATAATCATTTGCTATCTTTGTTACTACGAAGAATATATTAGAAGTATTCATTCTTGATGGAAGTCTATCTATTTGAAATGCGTCACCATATTTAGGACCACCATCAGGACTTGCATATCCATCAAATTTTACAGTTGCTTCTAAACTGTATGTTAAAGTTGGAATTTCATTTAATCCTTGAACATATGTTTTTAATGCGGATTTTGCTGTTGTAACATCGTCTTCACTAATTCTATCACCAAGACCTGTTTTTGCTTCAGTTAATCTATCTTCTGCAGAAGGACCTGTCTCGTTTTTTTGACCATCTTCAGGTTTTCTATAACAGTTTGGATATAACTTTCCTAATTGACTACTATATTTTCCTGACATTGCTGCATTGGTAGCGAGTCCAATCATATCTGAATCTAAATTAGATGTTAGTCCAATATCTCTAATACCATTTTCAAATCCATTCGTCATTGATATTTTAGTAAAGTTGCTACTTACATTATTTCCTCTGTTAGCTATGGTCAATACTCCCTCTTTTGACGGGTCTGAATAAAAATACAAACGAATATAACCACCTGAACAATCTTTTATTTTATTAAATATAGTTTGTAAGTATTTTACAGTAGATACTGCTTTTTCTTTATTTTCTCCACCATCGTCACCTTGTGTTGGTGGATTTTTCAATTGGTCGTATTGAGTTTGTAAATATGCTATTGACAAATATATGTTCTCTTCAGGTTTTGCTCCTTGTGGTGCACCTGTTAATTTTGCTTTTGGACCATATTCAAGTGCATTAGTAGAATGAGATAGTAACATTGTATACGGGTCTGCTGAAAATATATTCTTGTCCATTTTATTATTCTTACCGTACTTTATATCGAACTCAAATGGATTCTCACCAAAAACTTTACCGTCTTTTACATTTCTATTTATTAATCCAATTAAACTTTGAAGATTTATATAATCCATGGACTCTCTATTGGTTCCCCAAAAGTTTGACCAACCACCTTCATCTTGTATGTGTTTTACTGTAACAAATTTTGAATTTAATTGATTGTTAGAATACTGTCTTGCCGTACCTGCTATTGCTTCAGAGTTATTTAGAGTAGATGCTGCTGTTAATGCACTTATTATATCTGTTGGAGTAATTTCTTTTGTATCATCTTCGGGGTCTGTATAGGTAAGACCACTAAAAGAAACACCTTTACCAAAAATTAAGTCTGCTCCTTTAACTCCATCTGTCATACCACCTATTTTAATGGTAACGTCATAAGATAAATCTTGATTAATTGAAAAGTCAAAACCACAAATATCACCTCTAACGGTAACTGCTTCACCACCGACCCATCCTATATCAACTTCACATCTATGTCCTGGCGTAAAGAAAGTTTGGTCTATTGCATCAAAATCATTTTTATTATATACCTTACAAACAACACTTAGTTCAAATAACATTGCGTCTGAAAGGTCCTGACCACCATCATTTGCCATTGATACGGATTCTAAAACAGGTCTTGGTGTTAATCTACCACCCTCTGTACTTAATAAATTAGAATGAGTTTGTTGAACGTTACTTTCAATACTTGTAACTGAGTCATTAGGACATCCTACAACGTATCCTTCTTTGTTGCTTCGACCAACATATCTTAATTTTGCGTATGCTCTTTTGTGAACTCCAACACCTTTACCTATTCTTGAGGAAGGGGTTTCCATAAAATCAGAAGGTAATGGTAGTGCTCTAGCTCCTAATGTTAGTCCCATAACTTACTCCTGTTTTTTATTTATACGATTATATTCCTCTATGATTCCTTGTGGATTTTCAGGAATTCTGATTTGTTTTCCTGATTCTACGTTTAAAGTTCCTAAACCAATTTTATTAGCTCTTGCAAGTATCCACCAAAGTGATGGGTCTTTGTAATATTCATAAGCGAGATTGTCAAGTCTATCACCACTCATAGCAATAATATATGTATCACCAATACTTGGTGGTATTAGTGGGTATCTTACAGTCTCAGTAAAACGTCTTTGACTTTCTTTTTTAATGATATCTATTT